TAAGTTAATCTTAAAGGTTGTAGTGCTAATTCTAGGTGCTGGGTGTACCATTTCCCCTGATTCAGGATCAACCATAGAGGTTGGTAGTGTTCTAAGCATCTTTTCCCTTTCCTTGATAGCAAACTTCATAGACTCTAATTGGTCATTCATCTTGCTCCAAGTATAATCTTGGTCATAGATATACTTAACACCTGATTCAAACTTAGCCATTTCGCTTCCTAAGACCTCAGCCTTGCCTCCAGGATACTTACTAAGCTCATCTAATACTAACTCCTTTAAATCGGCTCTAATACCTTCTAAAAGCTGTACAACAGCCTCTGACTTGACGAGTAGTTCTAATGGTGACTCACCAGTTTGTGTAAAGTGATCTACTATCTGCGATTTGATTAACTCAATAGCAAATTTGTTAGGCTCAATAGAAGCAAGTTCTACTTTGGGTAATAATGTTAAATTCATATTATTTTAGGTTTTCTTTTTTCATTTTTAATACCTTCATCAATGTTTCGTCAGCATCAAATGTTTGCTTATAAGTATAGTAAACATCAGTCAACTGCTTAACCTTAGTACATTGTGCTATTTCCATCATGATTTCTTCTCTTGTAGGTTCTTCTTCTACTATTTCAGCTACAACTGTTTGTACTGGCTTAGAGGTTTTTTTTGGCTCATCATGTACAAAGTCCATCTCTTCAGCAGGTGTCGCTTCAAATCCAGCAGCTTTCATCAACCATGCTAATTGATTACGGAATGCTTTACCTACTGCTCTTGTTTGTGCCATAGATAAGATAGCATACTCATCAAAGAATTTTTTGCTACCCTCTTTGTTTGAGCATATTGCGATACCTACTGACACTAACTTATTGTCTTGGTACGATCTAACCTCGCAAGTAGCCATGTACTTAATCTCTTTTTCACTTGATAAGTCTTGTACGCTTGTAATGATAGGGAATAAGCCTAATGAAGCTCCAGCCATCTGCCAGGCTTCTACGTTACAATAGTCCTTACCCTTAATGTTAGATACTAAGTGTGCATCCTTTACAAAGCGTTTAAGCTCGTTAGATAAGGATAGCATAGAGTCCTTGTTGACCATTTGGTAACTAGGAGCTTGAATCTGTGTGTTAGTTGTTTGCAATTCCATTTGTTAATTGATTTGATTGTGTAAAAAATTGAGCCTTTCTGATTGGATATTGTTCCCACATTTTAACTATAGCCTCCATAGTTTCAAAACTTGATTGGCTGTAGTTCATGTTGTGGATGATCTTAGCGACAAAGATTTTTTTGTCTACTTCGTTCATGTGTGCGAATGTTGATAGCATAGTGTTTGTTTTAATAGTTTTCTGAATATAGTTTTGGTATCTTAATCTTACTTCTAACTTGTGTGTATTGCTCCATATAGTATGGCACAACTTCTACATCATTTACAAAGGTGTTTATGCCATGTAGTACTGTAGTCCTATCTCTATGGAAATAAGGAGCTATTTGGGCGGCTTTTTGCTTATAGTGTACATGAAGGATATAGAAACACATATTACGAGCTAATACCTGAGGTCTATATCTACCTTTCTTAGTAATAATCTTAGCATCTAAATTACAAGCTTTAGCTACTTTATTGACTAGGTTGTTTACGATGTCCTGATCTACAAACAAAGGTTTTTTCTTTAGTAAGTTTTGTCTTGGTGTTCTAAATTTCGTTGTGGTCATTTATTTGGTTTTTAAGTAGTTCTAGTTTTTTGTTATAAAATGTTTTGATTAACTCGGTCATCTCATAATCGTTATTCTTTAATCTTGTTTCAATAACGTAACGACTATAGCCTGTAATTTCCATAATCTTCTTCATGTCCCCATACCTAAAAAGGCTTCTGTAATCTGTAATTTGTAGCATTTGTTTATTTGTTTTTATAGTGATTGATATGTCTGTCTATTCCCTGAACTGCGGCATCTAATGAAGCGTAATAACTTGCTCTCCAGTAATACCATTTGCCATGTAGGATTTGATTATCCCATGTTATATACATCCCTTTATAGGTGTATTGTTTTGACATTCTTCCGTTACTGTTTACATAGGTAAACTCTTCTTTGATACCTTTTTTCTTTTGCTCTAGGGTTAGTTTCAACATTGGTTTTTGGTTTTAGATCTCGTCAGAGATATGATTCTTATTCCTCTAGTGAGGGTTTTGGATAGATTTTTGTTTCTAGGACTTCTGATGTTCTAAGTGGTAGACCTTGACTAAGCTTCTCAAAGATGGCATAAGCTACCTCTCTTTTAGTGCTAATAGTTCCACTGATAAACACACCATCTTGCTTGGTAAAGTAGATTGTGTCGTTAAGTAATTGGTCTGTTTCGGCTACGAATTCGAATTTCATGTGTTGTTTGTTTTATTTGTTAAGTTTTTGGTGTCTTGTAAAATAGGTTTTTGGATCACCTATCTTGACCTGGCTCATATTCCTTTCATATTCCAATGGATGAATACAGGTTTTTGTCTGATGGTTGTAATAGGCTTGTTCGCCTTTGTCGATGATAGTGCCAGTAATACCGCACTTCATCTGATAACTGAGTGTAATTAATTCGTGCATGGCTTGTGTTTTACTATTTATTGTATGAATTGTTTAAATAATTTACAATACAATCGTATTCACTTAATACATCAACATTAAAATTACTTTTTTCAAATTCTTGATGTAATACCATAGCTTCAGCATACTGTAAATCGTAGGCTAAATTTGCAAAATCCTCATCATACAAGGATAAAAGCTGACTGAATAAGAATTGGCTGTAGTTCATAGGTTTTTTGTTTTGTTTTTGTAGAATGTAAAATTAGGAAGTTTTTGTATATTTTAAAAGATTTTTAGTTAAAACTTTGTTAAAGCTTTGCAAAAGTTTTTGTCCATGCAAAAGATTTTTGCCCAAGATTTTTGTGGGTTTTTTGGGGAGTTTTTGCATAGGGTTTTTGGCAGGTTTTTGTCTGCAACTGAAAAGTAGTTGCATAGTCAATCAATGGTATAACATCAATGGTTGAACATTGATATTTTACGCCATATATTGACTAATTGACTAAAATCAATTTAAACGCCATTTTTAGACGTTTCTAGCTTGTTTTATATGTTAGTAAGGTAGTTACATTGTTTTATTTTTTTAGTGTCTTATTTTGCTTTATTTTGATAAATAATCATTCCATGATTTAGATTTATAATAAAGATCCTTTTTTTGATCCTCGTTTAATTGTTTTTGTACTTTGTCCGCAATTTGTTGCAATTGTTCGTTATAAAGATCCTTGTAAAATTCTAGCATATAACGATCCTGTGGCTTATTTTCAAGCTCCATTGCTTTAATTAATCCCTTTAATCCGTAAATATTCATTTTATTTTGTTTTGGTTTGTTCCTTTGTGCGGATCGAACGCATAAACCTACCAATTAGGCAAAGGATAAAGGGAACTTTTTTAGAATTCCCTTTTATATTAACTAACTACAAAACCTGATTGATCCTTCTTTGCGTCACCTTTTGCCTTCAATCCAATTACTACATTTTCAGGATCGAAATACCTTAGATCCGTTAAATCTCCATTAATTACAGGATAACCGTTCCACGTTTCAGGCAATTGATCCGCAAAAACTATTGCGACGTTCCCGCCATTCCTTAAGGTTAGATAGGCGTCATTTTCGTTTGTTTCAGATCTTGAAAAGGTTAATTTATAGGTAGAGCCTAAATATTTTTTAATGTGGTTGAAATTCTTAGTATAGTCATAAAATAACAAATTATCATAAAAGGTTTCTAGAAAATCAATACCCGAATATCTACGCAACAAATCTAAGTGATCGATATCACTTGTCCCATTTAATCGGATTGCTATTTGTTTATTTTGCTTTATTGCTTTATCGTGTATACTTAAAATTTCGTTTGCCAATTGGATATAAAAGGTTGATCGATCATATCCCCAAAATTTAGATTTATTTATTCTAGATAATTGAACATTAGAAAAGCGTCCACGTCCTGCGGAATATAAACAAGCAGCCTTGCAACCTGTAGAGGCAAACGGGCAAAGGTTCAAACCTTCTACAGTATTAGCAGGCGCCATGTACAAAATAAAGGTTTCTAGATCGTTCTTTGCTGTTTTGCTATTGGTTGCTCCTTTACTAAGTAAGTTCTTAACAGCTTTATAACTGTTTACGGTTGGTTTGTTTTGTAGTGTAGTTGACATGGTAGTTTTATTTTAATTTGTTATTTTGTAGATAAGTTTCTAATTGATCGTAAATGCTGTTGAATTCGTCCTGTATTTCCTCAGTGTAGCTAAATTCCTCGAATTCGTTTGACTCATAAATATTAACGTTTGTGTATTCGTATTTCATTTGTATGAATTTTTCAGCTAATTCACTAGCTAATTCAATAAGGTAGAAAGTGCCTTTTTCGGTTGCAATGATTTCTTTTTCGTTTGTCATGTTTATTTGTTTTGTAGTTCTTGTAATATTGTTTTGATTAATGTTATTAGTAGCGTCCCAATGATTAAGTAGATAGCTAGATAGATAATGTTTATCATGTTTATTTTATTTTGGTTAGTAAATAGTCTGTTAATAATTTAGCCATATTACCTAATATCAAGGTAACTAAAGCCAATGTGTAAAGCTGCATAAAGTTGTCTAAATGTTGCATAATTGTTTTGTTTTATGTTATTAATAGGACATAAAGATATATAAACATTTGTAAACAATTGTAAATAAATAAAGTTTATTTGTTAAAACTTTGTTAACGTTTATATTTAATTACTAAGTATTTTAGTATCAATTGTTAAATAACTAATTTAATGTGTAATATAATATACTATATTATAGTATAAACTACTTAGTAATATAATATACTTATAATTAAATTAGTGGTTTATGTATTAATATAATACTTGCTAGTGTTTTTACTTTTGCCCTCTGAGTGACCTAACAATCATTAAATTATTCGTACTAACTTAGCGGAATAGCAACACAATAAACCACCATAAAAACAACCAATTTAAACTAAGGGTATTTTAAGCCGTTTCTAGGACTTGGACCCAATTATGAGCAAAGGACCTAAACGATAGGAAATAACCAAATTTTTGGGGTATCTAAGGCCTTACAAAGTATATTCTAGATCCTGGACCCCCTAGGCATATTTTTAGTGTGATCTAAATTTAAAGTGTCTCGGGCCCCCCAATATTCTGATATAAAACAATGATTTTAACATTTTTAAACATTTGAGATGAAAGATACTTACGGCAAACGAGAGTACACTTGTAAATGTGGTACTAAGACTGATGGATACGTTTGGTTTAGTCAAATCAAGACTACACAGTTTGAATGCACTAATTGTGGCAAGTGGTTAGGTCATGATAACCTGGATAAGAAGGTTACTAGCATTATTTCAATACGCACACCAACAAAGAATAGATAATATGAACGCACAATTCAAGGAAATAGCTAAGGAGGCTTTTATCATAGCCTATAAGGAGAACTTTGGCAATATCACCATATCATGTGAGGCTTCAGGAGTCGGTAGAACGCAGTATAAGACTTGGTTGAAGGATGATCCTGAGTTTGCTAAGAGATTAGCTGAAATCGAGCCTGAAGAGATAATGCTTGACTTTGGCGAACAAAAGCTGATGGAGAGGATTGCTAGGGGTGATACCTTAGCGACCATGTTCTTACTGAAGACTAGAGGTAAAAGAAGAGGATATATCGAGAAGACTGAGGTTGCTCATGAAGGAGATGTGGTTAAGCAGATTACAGTCAACGTAGTTAAACCGAATCAAATTGGAGATATTATGAAACAAATAGACGGAGATGAGCACAAAGCGTTACCTGAAGGTGAGATAATCAACTTTGATACGCAAAC